AATTCAACAGATATAGGACAATGTTCTATTGAAGAATGGAAAACATTGTATAGAAATAGATATGGGTTTGATTACTTAGATAAAGAATATTGATTAAATATACAAAAGCAATGGAAGAGAATAAAACAAAAAACAATGAAAGTAAAAAGCTTACTTATGAACAGTTAAACCAAGCTGCTCAACAAATATCACAACAAGCAGAAGCCTTATTCAAAGAGAATCAGCAATTAAAACAAACTCTTAATAAAATCAGTATTCAAAATAGTTATACTGAGCTAGGTTTTAGATTTAAAGTAATCGAGTTTTCTAATATGTTTCCTAAAGAGTTTGTTGATAAGATTATCAAAGAAATAGAGGAAACTATGACAGTTGTAGTAGAAGAGCAAGGAGTTGCAGAAGCAGATAAATAATATGGAAAGAAATGGGTTAAATAATATCATAAGAATACCCACTTCTTTAGAAGGTAAGTTTTTTAGATATTGGCTTGAATTTCTAGAGCCTTTTCATCATCTCACAGAAAGAGAAATAGATATAGCTACTGCTTTCTTAAAGCAAAGGTATGAACTAAGTAAAGCTATTAATGATGCTACTATCTTAGATAAAGTTACTATGAGTGATGATATTAAACAAAAAATTAGAGAGGAATGTAATATATCTGCTCCCCATTTTCAGGTTATAATGGGTAAACTTAGAAAAGCTAAATTTATAATAGAGGATAGAATTAATCCTAGATTTATTCCCTTAGGAATAAAGGAAGAGGATAACTCATTTAAATTGTTATTATATTTTGACTTTAATTCAGAAAGAGATTAGTAGAATATCAAAAGAACTTGCATTACCAGAGGAGTGTGTAGAAAATGCTTATAAAGCTTATTGGGGTTTTATTAAAACTACTATAGAAGAGCTTACTTTAAAAGAGGAGGTTTCAGAAGAGGAGTTTAATAGCCTTAGAACCAATTTTAATATACCTAATTTAGGTAAGTTAAGTTGCACTTATAAAAGATGGTTGAGGGTTCGCAAATATTATAAAAGAAAAGATGAATAAAATAAATATAAAAGAAATTAGGCTTCTTAATAATCGTGTTATCACAACAGCTAATGAATATGAAGAAGACCTTAAAGCAGGAGCTATTATAGATGCTAGACATGTAAAAGGCACTCTTAAAGAATATCAGACTGTAGTAGCAGTAGGTCCTATGGTTAGAAATATTAAGGAAGGGGATTTAGTAATGGTTAATCCTAAAAGATTTGCTAAATTAAAACATGAACCAGGTTCAATAAAAAATGATATTATTGGTGATAATCCTGTGGTTAAGTATAACTTTCCTATAATTGAACTTAATCATGCCAACCACCTATTCCTTTATGACTCTGATATTGATTTTGTAATTACTGACTTTGAGGAGGAACAAACTACTGAAACTAATATTAGTAATTTAATAGTTCCTGATAATAAAATTATACTATAATTATATAGCCTATGGGAACTTCTCATAGGCTTTTTTATTAATAGACCTATGATAAAATTGTTTAAATATGAAGGGTATCAAGTTGTTGTTGAGCCTGAAGCTTTAATGCTTAAACCCTTCAAACTTATATATAATAGAGATAGAAGTAAGAATAAGACTACAGCAATGCAGGAATTAGCTTATATATATTTCATGACTGACCCCAGAAGTGATTATCAATATCTAACAGATGCTGAAGATAGAAGTAAAGCTGTTATAGAAGGAGAGGGTATGTCAGATACTTGGAAACCTGATAACTTAGTATTATCAGCAATAGAGTTCTATAAATCATTTAACCCTACCTCATCACTACTTCTAGAGGATACAAGATTAATGGTAGATAAATTTAGGAATAAAATCAGAGATTTAAACTTTGATAACTTAGAAGTTAAAGATTTAAAAGATGCCATTGGTATAGTTAAGCAAATACCAGGACTTGTTAAAGACTTAGATGAAGCTGAAAGAGCTGTCTCTAAAGAAATAATTAGTGATACTAGAGCTAGAGGTTCACAAACTAAATCATTATATGAAGATGGGGAATAATGTAGTATTAGAGTGTTTTAATAAGACTCTTGATAAACTAAGATATGAGAAAGATATTAAAATTAGAGGACATTTTGTAATACACTCTAAATGGGAAAGAAAGCTAGGAACTCTTAAAGTTGCTTATACTGATATTGATTATATTGATGATAATAGAGTTCCTAGAAGAGTAGTACATACTCAATATGCTACAGCTATGAAGACTGGTCTTGAAGATGTATTAGTAGAAGAGTGTGAGAGACAATCTATTATTAAGTTTGTAGAAGTTTGGACAAAGAACTTTGATAAATTTGTAGAAGGAAGTTATGGAGTTTAGTGAAGATTTTTATATTCCTACTAATGAGTTTCAGACAGAGGTAACTAAAGAATTTATGGAAACCATGCCTGAAGAAGTGCAACAATGGTTTTTAGATTTTATTGAGAATATAGAGTTTATTAAAAGATTAATAAGTCCTAATAGAAGAAGAGCCAAAGATTGTCCAAGAGATAAAGAAGGGAAGATAGAAGTAGATATAACTAACCCTCATATATTAGAAGATATGGATTACTTTAGACCTATGGCTCTCTTCTTTAAAAAGCATGGTTGTTATTCCTATTTAAGACCTAATCCAAACCCAAATAGTGAATATAGAAGATTATTTGATGAGGAAAAAAGAAGGTGTAGAGAAGGATATGTAAGAGAGTCTGATGGAGAGTGGGTTACAGGTTATTTATATTGGTATCTTAATTACTGCCCTATTATGCTAACTAGAATAGAAGAAGGTACTAGTAGAGCTTCCAGAGTTGAAGATTTTCCTGATATGTGGGAAGGTATATACTGGAGATTTCACTATTTAGACCAAGCTAGAAATGCAGGTAAACATGCTATAGAATTAGCAAGACGTGGTTGCTCAAAATCATTTAGCTTAGCTTCTATTATGGCTAAGAACCTAATCTTAGGGGAAAATGAAAAGGCTAACAAAAGAGTTATGACTGTTCTTACTGCCTATCAAAAGGAATATCTAGGAGGTAAGGATGGTACTCTATCTAAGTTTGAACCTATGATAGACTTTGTAGCTGATAATACAGAATTCCCTAGATTAAGATTAGCTAGCTCCATGAATGATATGACATGGACTATGGGGTATAAGGATGAGTTTGGCAGAAAGAAAGGAAGTCTTAATACTGTTATTGGTGTGTCATCAAAGGATGATGAAGGTAAGTTAAGAGGAAAGAGAGGTTATATTTTATTTGAAGAAATGGGTTCTTTCCCCAATCTTATTAGTATCTATAATACTGTTAGATATGGTATGGAAGAAGGTGATTATACCTTTGGTTTAGCTTATTTAGTGGGTACAGCAGCAGAAGATGCTTCAGACTTTAGTTCTGCAAAAGAGTTACTATATAGTGCTGAAGGTTATCATATATATAATATAGAAAATGTATATGATAAACATGGTCAAGGTAAAAAGAGGTTTGGTTATTTTTTCCCCTCTTATGTTAATAGAAAGGGATGTATGAACAAGGATGGAGTATCTGATGTAATCAAGTCTCTTAAACAAATACTAATGAATAGATATAAGGCTAAATATAAATCAGCAGACCCTAATACTGTAGTAAGAGTTATTGCAGAGATGCCTATAACACCTGCTGAAGCTATTATTAAAGTTAAATCTACTTCTTTCCCAGTACAAGCTCTAACAGAAAGATTATTGCAATTAGAGTCTGACCCTAAAGCATTTGATGATGTGTATATTGGTAATCTAGTACAAGATAATAAAGGAGAAGTGACTTTTAAACCTTCAAGTGATGTCCCTATAAGAACATATCCTTTAAAAGATAATACTAGTAAAGGTGCTATAGAAATATTTGAAATGCCACAAAAAAATAATAGTGGAAAGATATATGATAATAGGTATATACTAGGCCATGACCCAGTAGATAATGACCAAGCTGACTCTAACTCTTTATCTTCTACTTTTGTCTTAGATTTATTCACTGATAGAATAGTAGCTGAATATACAGGTAGACAATCCTTTGCTGATGAGAACTATGAGATAGTGAGATTATTATGTCTATTCTATAATGGTAGATGTCTATATGAGTCAAATAAAAAAGGTATATATTCTTATTTTGCAAAAATGAGTTGTGTGTATTTACTGGCAGATACTCCTGAATATCTAAGAGATAAGCAACTTGTTAAGTATTCAAGTTTTGGTAGTAATGCTAAAGGTGTGAATGCATCAGCTGCTATTAATTTATATGCAAATGAGAGAATAAAAGATTGGTTATGTAAACCTATACCTACTGTAATACAAGAGGATGGTGAGGATAAGCAAATAACAATCCCTAATCTATATAGGCTTAGAAATAAAGCATTGATACAAGAGCTTATTGCTTTTACTCCTGAAATAAATGTAGACAGGGTGAGAGCTTTAGGTATGGTTATGTTATATAGAGAGGAAAAGATGATATTATATAATGGTTATATTAGTCAAGATAAATTTGACAAAGCCAATGCCAATGACCTTAGTAATGATGACTTTTTCACAAGAAATTATGATTACAGGTAATTAATAACAAAGTACACTAGCACTAAATAAAATTGTTTAATGCTTGTGTACTTTATTCTTTTTAGGTATCTTTGTACTAAATTTTAATAAAGAAATTATAAAAGTAAAATATATGAGTGAGGTAGTACAGTTCCCAGCTCAGCAAATACCCTTTAGCAAAAAGACTAAAGCATGGAGGAAACAATGTTTAGATTGGGCAGATTCTAAGACTTTTTTTAATTATAGCCCTGTCAGAAATTCAGTAATTCATAAGAAGATAAATTATGATTTAGTGAATGGTAAATTACATATGCAGGACCTGGAGATTATTCTTAATCCTGAGCAAGTAAAAGAAAAATTTACTCCTAGTTCTATACAACATTATCCTATTATAAATAGTAAGTTAAATGTACTTAGGGGAGAAGAAAGCAAAAGGTTATTTGACTATAGAGTAGTTATCACCAATCCTAATGCTATCTCTGAAAAAGAGAATGATAAAAAGGAGCAGGTGTATGCAATGTTACAGCAATTAGTAGCCAATCAATCACAGAGTGAAGAGGAGTACCAAAATAATCTTAATAAATTAGGAGATTATTTTACCTATGAATGGCAGGATATGAGAGAAGTAAGAGCCAATAGTATTCTTAATCACTATGTGAAGGAGTATAATATACCTCTTATATTTAATGAGGGGTTTATGGATGCTATGACTATTGGTGAGGAAATTTATCAATGTGATATTAGAGGAGGAGAACCTGTTATTGAGAGAGTTAATCCTCTTAAAATAAGAGTATTTAAATCTGGCTTTAGTAATAAGATTGAAGATGCTGATATTATAATCTTAGAAGACTACTGGTCTCCTGCTAAAATAATAGATGCTTATTATGATGTATTAACAGCTAAAGACAGAGAGTATATAGAAAATGGGCCTCCTACAACTTTAGGTAATACTAATGATGTTGGAGAGAGGGATGAAAGACTTGGCTTTGTGAATAATCATATGTTAGATGATATTATTGACAGTGATGCTATGTTCTTTGACCCTCTAAATATGTTTAGTGGTGCTAATAGTTCTCTACTTCCTTATGATATTGCTGGTAATATCAGAGTTTTGAGAATGTACTGGAAGTCTAGAAGGAAGATAAAAAAGGTTAAGTCTTATGATTTAGAGACAGGAGAAGAGGTTTATAACTTTTATCCAGAAACATATATAATAAACAAAGATTTGGGAGAAGAGGAATGGATATATTATATTAATGAGGCTTGGGAAGGTACTAAGATAGGTGAAGATATTTATGTAAATATGAGACCTAGACCTATTCAATATAATAGACTTAGTAATCCTTCAAGATGTCATTTTGGTATTATAGGTTCTATCTACAATTTAAATGATGATAAACCATTTAGTATGGTGGATATGATGAAGCCTTATAATTATATGTATGATGCTATCCATGATAGACTTAATAAGGTTATAGCAAGGAATTGGGGTAAGATAGTACAGCTAGATTTAGCTAAAGTTCCTAAAGGATGGAACATAGATAAGTGGCTCTATTATGCTAAACATAATAACCTTGCTGTAATAGATAGTTTTAAAGAAGGTAATATAGGAGCAGCTACTGGTAAATTAGCAGGTGCTATGAGTGGTACATCAGGAGTTATTGATGCAGAGTTAGGTAATATAATACAAGGTTATATAGCAACTCTTGAGTTTATTAAAGCAGAGATGTCTGATGTAGTAGGTATTACCAGACAAAGAGAAGGTCAAATTAGTAATAGAGAAACTGTTGGAGGTGTAGAAAGGTCTACTTTACAATCTTCTTATATCACTGAATGGGTGTTTACTATACATGATGATGTTAAAAGAAGAGTTTTAGAGTGTTTCCTTGAAACAGCTAAGATAGCTCTTAAAGGCAGAAAAGAGAAATTCCAATATATATTGTCTGATGGCTCTATGAGAGTTACAGATATAGATGGGGATGAATTTGCTGATGCTGACTATGGTTTATTAGTAGATAATGGTAATGGTGTTCAAGAGCTTAATCAGAAGTTAGATATGTTAGCACAAGCTGCATTACAGAATCAAACTATAAACTTCTCTACTATAATGAAACTTTATTCTTCAGCATCTCTCATTGAAAAGCAGAGATTAGTAGAAAAGAATGAAAATGATATAAAAGCTTCTCAAGAACAAGCTCAACAACAACAATTACAAGCACAACAAGAGCAAGCTCAAATGATGTTACAAGCTAAAGAACTAGAAGCTAAGCAAAAAGAGGAAGCTAATATTAGAGATAATGAAACTAAAGTATTAGTTGCTAACATCACAGCTAATGGTTATATAGAGGCTTATGATGATGATGGTATTGAAGATACTTATAGTGAAAAAGATAAAGCTAAATTAGCTGAGGAAATAAGACAATTTGATAAAAGACTGGCTCTTGATAGAGAAAAGCTTGAGTTGGAAAAACATAAGGTAGAGCAAAGTAATGCTATTAAAAGAGCACAGCTTAAGAAAAAGAATAATTAATAACTAACTATGGGTAAGGTAAAAATTATAAAAGAGGGTAATCTTATTGGTCACTCTACTAATCCTGAAGAAAAGATATACCCTGTTACCACTACTGAAGCAGTTTATATTCCTGGTGTTGGTAAACTTACTCCACATATTCATCCTAGAATAATAGTTACTGAGGATGAGATGGAGGAACTCATTGCTACAGGTCAGCTTAAAGAAGGGTATGATTATGCAACTTATGAAGATTAGTGATTATGTTATATGATGGTATAAATAAACATAAAGAAGTAAATAGTATGGTACTTGGTGGTAAAAGAATCACCAAGTATTATACTGTTATAAATCATACAGCAAGACTTATATGGGAAGGCATTAAGAGCTGCTTTGGCAGTGGTTGGTGGATAAATGATAAGCCTTGGGTTAATGATGAAGGTTGGAAAAACTAATATATAAATTATGGCAAAAAGAAATAAAAAAGTCAGCTATAACCCTATTGAAAGTATAACTGAAGATTGGGGATTAGACAGCAGAAATCAATTACCTTATAGCGGTGAATCTGTTCAGGAATTTATAAAGTCATCTTTAAATTCTAAAATAGGCTATAGAAAAATATCAGATGAGAGAGAATCTGATGGTTTTTATCACACAAGGAGCTTTGCTAGTAAAGCTACTTATGATAAATGGGTTACTACTAGAGAAGATTCTTTAGTATTACAAGATGAGATATTACCAGATACTCATCAACAAGGAGCTAGTTATATAGTGAATCTAGAAACAAAATCTAATACTAATAAGATAGTATCTTTAGATGGTACAGTTAAACTTCAACTAAAATATACTTCTAAAAAGTATAATCCTATAGATAGTTCTACTAGTCATTTTGATGAAGTAGGTACTTTAATAATAGAGCATAGAACTTCTTTAGTAGGTAGTTGGAGTAAAGTTGCTTCAATCTCAATCTCTTCAAGACCAGAGGATGATTTAAACTATGATGAGATAGATATTACTAAATACCTATTTAATGGTAATCAGCAATTAAGAGTAAAAGTAATAGGAGAGTCTTCTCAAGAAACTACTTCATATATTACTTTTAAGGATATAGTATTAACTAAACTATCTCTAAACTATGCTTATAATTGGGAATTACCTGTAAATAGTAATTTAATTCCTTTATTCTATTATATTAGTGGAGCAGTAGATAAAATACTCAAAATAAAGTTTTATAACTTAGATAAGAGTGAATATCAAGAGTTTACTTTTGACTTAGGAGAAGCTATTTATAATGAAGCTCCGTGGTCATTTAATGCTGAAGTTGGAGAAACTTTTTTACAAAAAGGAATCCATATAATAGAAGCTTATATACAAGTTAAAAATAGTGATATTGTCACTGATACTGTGGTATCTCAAATTATGCTAGGTAGAGTAAATCCAGGAGAAACTTACATAGCTATTAATGATTTAGTTAATATTATCATTAACTTTGATAAAGTAACTGTATTTAAATATGCTGTATTTAGTACTGATAATAGTGAGTATATAAATATCATCACTAAAGGTACAGAGGAACTAAAAAATGATGGAGATAGAGTAACAACTAATACTAAGCTTGAATATAATACTATCTATGATATTGAAAGTGATTTGTCTTCTATAGATGCTACTATTAATCTTTATAAGGAACAATCTAAGTTAAGTGAGATTCCTGTTACTATTAGTAATAAATATAGATTTACAGCAGTTCCTAATCCTGACTTATTTATCAATCCTAAAGTAAGAAGTAATAATAATGGTAATAGAGCTACTATTATTAATCACAATGGTAATAGAGTCATACCAGCTAGCTTTAATAATTTTAACTTTATTAATGATGGTTGGATAGAAGATGAGGATAAAAATAAATGTTTAAGAGTACCTAGAGGAAGTTTCTTAAATATAAACTATGAAGTATTTGAAGAATTTAAAACTAATCCTAGACAATCTCTAACTATAGAATTAGATGTTAAGACAACTCAAGTATTAAGTTATACTGACCCTTCTATAAGAATATGCTCTTATCAAAATAATAATCCTTTGGGATTTGAATTAAAGCCAACTGAAGCAGTATTTATGACTGCTAATAATAAGGTATATAAAGACCAAGACATAGCTTTTCAGGAAGGAGTTAGAACACATATAGCTATTAATATAGTAAATAACTTAGCTAATTTAGGTAAAAACTATATTAGAATATTTATTAATGGTGTTATTAACAGAGAAATAGAATACTCTAATGAGGATTCATTTATAGGATATGTAAATAATGTTTTATCTTCTCAGGGAATTAGATTAGGTTCTAATAACTCTTCTTTAGATTTATATAGTCTTAAGGTATATAAGAAATTGTTATCTGCAGATGATATAAGAAAGAATTGGATAGCTTCTCTTTCATCTATAGAAGATAAAATTAAATATACTAAAGCTAATAATATATTATCTGATAATGGTACAATCTCTTATAGTAAAACAAAAGAGTTATATAACTGTTTAGTATGGACAGGACATGTACCTTCTTATTTAAATAAGAGTAGTAAAGATAATGGAGGTACTTTATCTATAGAGATTATAGGGGATGATAAGCATTCAGGAGTTATTAATAACTTAGGTATTAAAGGACAAGGTTCATCATCTAAGGGTTATTGGAAATGGAATCATCAATATAAGATGAATAAAGATTCAGTGTTCTTAGATAAAGAAGGTAATAAGCACAAAGGTTATGCTATTGAAGATGATTGTCCAGAAGCTGTTAAATTAGTTACTAAATTAAATTGGGCTTCATCAATGCAATCTCATAAGATGGGAGAGACTTATGCTTATAATGTATTATGGAAAGATATTATAAAAGCAAGTGGAATACACTCTGTATATCCTAATGCTAAGGTAGCTATTATACAAAAGCCTTTCTTCTACTTTATCAAGGAAACTCCTACTTCTGAACCTAAGTTCTATGCAATAGTTACTTTTGGTCCAGGTAAGGCTGATAAACCTACTTTTGGTATAGATAAAAAGACTCTTCCTGACTTTCTTATGTTAGAAGGCTCAGATAATGGTAAACCTCTTACAGAGATGAGAGTACCTTGGTTAAAAGATGAAGTAACTTATTCAGCAGAAGAGGAAGCTTATATATATAATAATGAGGTATCATGGGACTATGATGGTGGAGACCAAGATAAATTAGATTATTTCATAAATGCTCAGAACTTTGTAGTTACTCATAATACTAATATACTACCATTCTTAGGTACTTATGAACAGTTAGTAGCTAATAAGACTTTAGATAAGGATATTCAATATTGGATAACAGAGCCTAGTGGTACTCATAATAAGTATGATTTATTTAGATGGGATTACATCACTAATACATGGGTAAATGCCTCTACTAATAAGACTGGTGGTAAATATGAAATATTCAATATAAATACACAATGTGGTAATATTGCTATAGCTAATAATACTGAGTCTAATAATAAGTTTAAAGAGTGGAGAAAAAAAGACTTTAAACAAAAATTAGGTACCTATTATGATATTCCAGACTTATTATTCACAATGAGTGAAATGAAGAAGATAGCTGCTTCTGATAATAGATGTAAAAATATATATCCTTATTTGGACCCTATATCACATTTAATTAGATGGTATCAAGATGATGTTGATACTATTATAAATGCTGATAATGTTGGTAGAAAGAATAAACCTTATTATGTTGAAGAGCATGATATAGATAATTTAGGTAATAACTATTGGAATGGAGCTAATCATGTATTATTTAACTTAGTAGAAGAAACTTATCCTAATGAGTTAAAAGCTATGATGAAGAAGATATTAACATCTATGGCTAAATTAGGAGGTTCTATTACAGGGTTTATGCAGAAGTACTTCTTTAGTACTCAAGAATATTTCCCAGCAGTTGCTTATAATGAGACAGCTAAACTATTATATGAGGAAGCATCTAAAGCAATGTCTGATGGTAGATATAGTAATGCTACTCCTCCTATTACACAATCTCTTGGAGACCAGCTTCAAGCAGAGAAACAATGGTGGAAACAAAGAGAGGTTTATATGTCATCTTATGCTTCTTATGGTGAGTTTGATGTTAGAGGTCCTGGTAGTTTAATGTTTAGGTCTATTCCTACTATTAATGGTAATAATCCTACTTTTAACTTTAAAGTAACACCAGCTATGTGGTTATATGTACAAGGTGGTGTGGGACAAACTTTATTTGGCGGTATAAGAACTAAAGCAGGAGAAACTACTGACTTATATAACTTAATGGCAGATGGTAATACGGATGTATTTATAAATGGTATAAACTACATTAAATATGTACAAGGTCTTAGAGAGGCTTCTTTAGGAGAAGTATTTACTTTAAGTAGTGCTAGTATGACTAAGTTTAATATAGATAATATATTAGAGAATACCACTCAGTTTAGACCTTCTAGTATGATTCTTAATCTACCTGTAGTAGATACTATAGAAATTAATAATATTACTACAGTTCAAGGTACTTTAGATTTAAGAAAGTCTGTACTAGTAAGAAATATAAGCTTAATATCTAGCCCATTCTCTACTGTGCTATTACCAGAGAGTAATAACTTAACTTCTTTATTGATGCCTGATACTATAGAGAAAGTGTCTTTAAAGAACTTAATTAATTTAGCTAATAGCCAAAGTAATAAGACTTTTGTACAAGATTTTAATAAGGTACATACTCTAGAAATAGACAATTGTCCTAAAATAAATCTAGTAATGTATTTAGAAGAAGCTTTAAAACAAAGTAAGAAACTACAAAATATAACTCTTAATAAAGTTAATATGGTAGATGTAACTCCTACTTTATTAAGCTCTCTCTTAAAATATAATGTAAGTATTACTGGTAAAATTAAAGTACTTGGTAATATGGATTATAATCTTAAGTATGCATTAATGCAGAAGTTTGGTAATATAGATGATGTAAATAATTCATTATATGTAAACTATAGTAAGGTAGAGATTAGAACTATAAGTACTTCTAAAGTATTATATATAAATAAAGTAGGACAGACTAGATTACTCTTCAAAGCTTTACCTATAGAAGGTAATAATATTAAGAGCATTACTTATACAATGGCTCCTAATAATTATGCTACTATTAGTAATGATGGTGTTATTACTACCACTCTAGTAGGTAATAAAGTGGATAATCCCTCTACTACTGTTACTACTACTTTGACTACTTTAGATAATAAAGTTGTAACAGCATTAACTACTGTATATTTTTATACTAGAGATGCAGAAGTAGGAGATATAGTATATTATGATGGTACATACACTTCACCTGAAAACATAGATAATACTAAGACTCCTATTGGATTATGTTTTTATGTTAATCCTGAAAATCCTTTAGATAGAAGAATGGTAGCTTTAAATAGTACTACTTATAAATTAGGAGAAAATCCTATAATGTGGGCAGGTTTACTAAAAGACCGAAATAATAATATTAATATAGTATTACAAGATGACCCTACTTATGATACAGGGGTTCCTATTGATTTAGTACTAAATAATAAAAGTTATAGTTCTATATATCCACGTGTGAATAGTATATACGCCCCTTCATTACCTCCTGAACAAATAGATAAAGATGGTTTTAGAATAGGAGGATTAAATGATAACTGTTATATGGGTAACTATACTATACATATAGAAGAAGGTATAGATAAATATAAGAAAGGTGATAGTATTCCATTAGGTCTTTATAATACATTAGTGTTTATTAGACACAGAAATAAGATATTTAGAGATAGTGGTATTAATATACCAATACCAAGAGCAACTTCTACTGAAAGTGAATTAGAGGTATTAAGAAAGAATTATTTGAAATATGCAACTAACTTAGGTTCTGTAACTTCTGCAGAAAGTAAAGTAAAACTAAGTCTTTATTATATCATATTTTCTTATGCTTATGCCTATGAACCTACAGTTAAAGATGATGAGGTTTTGAATAATAAATTTAAAGCACATAATTGGTGGGTCCCTTCATCAGGAGAATCTATGAGATTAGTTTATTATGGTAGTGTTCAATCAGGTAAACCTGACAAACATAATATATTTACTAAAGCTTTAAATGCAGGATTGAATTTAACTAAGTATCAGGGAATATCTAGTGTACTAGTACCTGGGCAAACTCCACCTTATGGTGAATATAGAATAGTTAATAGGGATTACAGTAAGAACAATTTTGTTATTTTAATGTACTGGGCTTCTATACTTAATCCAGCTAATAATTATGAATGGGGTTTTACTAGTTATAGTGATAACCAAGGACAACCAGTATGTTCTTTTTAATTTATAAATATAACTTTCA